AAATTTCCAACATATCATATACAAATAGATTTTGATGGAGATGGTGTATTTTCTACTGTATCTCCACAAAATACTAAAGTAAATTTTAGACCTACACATCATAGTCCTGTATTTAGTCAAAATTTAACATTACAAAATATGAAACAAAAAACATACAAAGATTCATTTAATTTAAGTAAATCATACCTACCACAAGATATAAGAGATATACTTGATGCTAACCCTACAATAAATGGTTATGTAAATAGTTTTCATGATTTTATATTAGCATTTCAACAAATGGATAAAAAAGCAATAGATAGAATAAAACAATATATTGGTGAAAGTACAGAAGATAGAAATTTATTAAACTTTGCTATTAGAAATATATTTAGTGTAGATGATAAAAGTGAAGGTATTAGAATAGATGAGCTAGTACAAAAAGCACAATTAGATTTTTTATTAAATGAAAGAGCTAGAGTATATGGTAGTGAATCAGCTCTTGATGATTATGCTGGATATGTAGAATATCAAAATCAAGAAATGTTTACTAGTAACTTTTACATGTCTTTTGTTATGAGAAATGAAGGTGGACATCATGATACAATATATGCACCTAATAATGCGTATTTAAATTTAGTTAATTCAGGAGCAAGTGAAGAACAAATAAGACAATTTTTATCACAAAAAAATGATGATGGCACATATAGAAATGATCCAACAATAGGATACGGATTATCTCTTGGTGATAAATTTGTAATAGAAGCATTAGAAAAATACAATGTAAATGTAGATGGTTTGTTTGCTGGTGAAAAATTAGATCAAGGAACTTCTAGAAAAGTAGCATTAGAATATTTAAATATTAAAAAAAATGAATTAGTAGATTTTTTTGGAGAAGATTTAAACAAACCACAAAATGCTTTTTTATTATTAACACTTATGGATATGAGTTATTTTAGTGGTTTTGGCGATGATACAAATAGTTTTATTGGTCCAAGATTTAAAGATGCAGTAAAAAGAGGTTTAGCAGCCACAACTAAAGATGAAAGAATGGCTGCACTTGGAGAGCTAAAAGCATATGCAAATTATGAAACTGATACACCAACTATGTTACAAGAATTTTATACTGATGGCAGAAACTCTCCACAATATTATGGTAGATTCCAAGAAAATAAATTAAATTTATTACAATGGGTAGAAGGTAAAGGAGCATTTGCATACTTACCAGAAAAAGAATTTGATATAAGAGATTTAGATAATGGTGCATTACCATCACTTGATCCAAACCAAAACCAACCAATAATTGAAGTACCAGAGATAAAATAATGGCTGATGTATACACTGCTTCAGGTCAGCTATATATACCTCATGGCAGTCAAAATATTAAAGAAAATGAAAATACTGTTTATGATAATATTGTAAACTTTGGTAGAGGATTTGGTGATGAAAATTTAATAGCTGTTGGTGGTAAATTTATAATTAATACTGTTTATAATGATAGTCCACATTACAAAGTAGATAACAATTATGATCCATACTATGATCCACAACTACAACCTTATAAACCTTTTATAGGACAGTTCTTACATTCTAAAAGTAAAGAACATAGCACATATTTATTAGATAGATTTAAAACAAAAATGAAAGCTATAAATGGCGATCCATCTTATATTGTTGGTAGAATATTAGGTGGAATATTAGACCCATCAAGTTTATTTTTATTTACTAAAGCTGGTAGCATAGTCATACAAGGCAATAGAATAAAAAGAATGGCAGCTGGTGGAGGTTTAATTGGTGGAGAAGAAGCTATTAAACAAGGTCTTACTGATGAAAGAACTACTACAGAAGGAGCTTTAATAACAGCTGCTGGATTTATTGTACCAGCATTATTTCCTAGTATACCTAATGGTAAATCTGCTAAAAAATTTGATAAGTATGCTGACATGTATGATAGAGCAGATGATGAAGTATTTAATAATACAGCAACAGTAGGAGCTGCTAGTCCAAAAGGTAGTAAATTAAAAACTGAAGCTGACTATCAAGACTTAAATCAAATACAACCAACTGGTTTAGGTATATTTGGAGAACAAGGGCCATTTAATCCTATATTTAGAGTTTTAAAAAATGGAATATCAGAAGCACAAGAAATGATGGAAACATTATTAGAAGGAGCTTTATTCCAAAAGAAAAATTTTAAAGATATTGTAACTGCTCCTAGCATAGAAAGAAAAATTAAAATGAGATATGCTCCATTAGTTATAGATACTACTAAAAAAATGGAACTTGCCTATAATTCTTATTTAGTAAAAATGGGAGAATCTGCACAAAACTTTTTTGATAGAGCTTTCAATACTAAATTTAATAGAAGTAAAGGTGTTATGACACCTAGAGAATTTAGAGAAAAAATATTTGATTATAGAATGGGTCAAAAATATGGTAGCAATGAAGTATTTGATGATGAAGTAATATTAGCTTCTAGAGCAATAGATGATTTTTATAAAACTATTGGTAAAGAATATGACAGTTTAAAAATTGTAGAAACATCTCTTACAAGACAATTAAATACTTTAGATACAATTATTGCAAATACAAAAAATGTAAAAAGAAAACAAGAATTTATATTAACTAGAGCTAAATTACAAAAACGATTAGATTATGTAAAAGAAAATGGATCGTTAATTAGAAACAACTATACTAATATTGTTTATAAAAGAGATGCTATTGATGCTGACTTTGAAGGATTTAAAAAAGTATTAGGTGAAGCTCTTAGAAAGGGTAATAAAAATATTAGACAAGATGAAATAGACGATATAGCAGAAGGTTTTAAACAATACCAACCAGTTATTGCTATGCCTAATATAACTGAAGAAATAGCTGCTATGGCAAAAACAGGTAATGTAGCAGACATAAATGGATTTGTAGAAAAAATAAATAAAATATCTGCAAGATTTAAAAACAGAACTTTAAATATAGATTATAGAATATTAGCTAATGCTGGTTTTATAGAAAAAGATGTAGCTACACTTAACAAATTATATTTTAATCAAACTATACCTGACATAGAAATAACAAAAGTATTTGGTGATCCTATGGGGTATGGTACTAGTATTGCTGGTGGCAGAAATACACAGTTAGGAATACAACAAATATCAGAATTATATGATGAAGCTATATCTGCAGCTGGTGGTGTAAACACTAAAAAAGGTGAAAAACTACAAGTACAAAAAAATCAAATATTAAAAGATTTAGATGCTTCTATACATTTACTTAGAGGTACATACGGTTTAGCTGACGATCCAAATAGAAGTATAAGTCGAGGTATAAGACTTATGAAACTATATAACTCAATGACTATGCTTACAGGCATAGCACAAGTAGTAGATACTGCTAGATTAGTTATGATTAATGGCATGGGTAATACTATGCGTATATCTTGGGATTTAATGACTAGTGGTTATTTTAAAGAAATATACAAAATGAACTTAAAAACTACACAGCTTGGTGGAGAAGCTATGGATATGTTTGCAAGTACAAGAGCTATGGCTATGTACGGTATTGATGATGCATTTGGTGTATTTAACAAATTTGAAAGAGGTACTAGCAGCATTGGTAATTTATATTTTACATATTTAAATTTAAGCAACCCTTGGAACACTGCTGTAAAAAATATGGCTTCTTTATTTAATGGTACTAGAATGATTGAATCTATAGAAAAACAAATACTTACTGGCAAAATTACAAAAGTAAATAAAGCTAGATTAAGAAATATGGGTATTGATGATGCAATGGGTAAAAGAATTTACGATCAATATAAAAAATATGGATATGGTAAAAATGCTAGAAAGTGGACATCTAATGGTGATACATACAAACAATTAAGAGTTGCTAACACAGATGAATGGACAGATAAAGCTGCAGCTGACGCATATCATAATGCTATAGGTAAACAAGCTAACATAGATATTGTAACACCAAGTAAAGGAGATGTGCCTCTTTGGGCAAATACAGAAATAGGTGGTGTTCTTACACAATTTAAAAAGTTCGGTATGGCTTCTACACAAAGAATGTTAATGCGTGGTTTACAAGAAAAAGATGCAAACTTCTTTACAGGAGTTTTATTATTAATGGCAGCTGGTGCTGGTGTTGATGCATTTAGACAAAGAGCATTTAACAGAGATTATAGCAAAAAACCTTTTGGTCAAAAGATTGTAGATGCATTTGATAGATCAGGATTAGGTGGTATTTATTCAGATATAAATAATGCTATAGAAAGATTAGGTAATAATGAAATAGGTCTTAGACCTTTGCTTGGAGCTAAAAAACCATACGGTACATATAGAGATGTATTTAATAATCCTATACCTGATGTACTTGGACCAACTACATCACAACTAGCTAATATAGGAGATATTATGTGGACATGGGGTAGTGGTAAGTACAATCATCACACTGCTAGAAATGTGCGTAGACTTGTACCCTTTCAGAATGTATGGTTTCTGGATTCATTATTTGACGAAATGGAGAAGGAAGTTCTTAGATGAGTATAACTATATCAAATACTAGTGCTAGAATACAATATACAGCTACTAGTAGCCAAACACAATTTACTGTACCTTTTGAGTTTTTTGCAGATGCAGACTTATTAGTAGTACATACTAATGCTGGTGGTGTAGATACTACATTATCTTTAGCTTCTAACCCATCTTCTGTATCTCAATACTCTGTTTCTGGAGCTGGAGAATCTGGAGGTGGCAG